TTTTCTAATACCCATTCTTTTGGAGCAACAGAAACAATAGTTTGTTCACTAAATTCAAATCCAATAGGCTCAGTAGGGATAATCTTTATTTCGCTTTGAACACCTTTTAATTTAGCCAACATATTAAATACACTTTCTAAATGCATCTGCTTAGCATTTACATATGTATTTTTAAAGATTTCATAACCATCACGCATTTCAGTTCTGCTGCCTAATTTACCGGCTTCAGCAATACCCATAATTGAAGGGGTTGTAACCTGATGACCACTAAAGATATTAGTTTGAATTAATTCATCTACTCTGCTAAAATCTTCTTTTGTTAAATCACTTGTACCCAAATCATCTACGACAGGTTTTCTAGATATATCATTGACAAAAGCAATCATATATTTTTTACCATCTGCACCACTATATGTTTTTCTTAATCTATTATCTACATTGCGTTTTTCTTCATCATTAGGTTCCCCATTTGGTAATGTAATAAGTTTACTAGCAGAAAACCCTGTTTGTGCATTTCCTAAAATATGTTTAGAAACTTCAATATCTGATTCAATATAGTTTAATGCAGCAAAGTAACTAGGCAATCCATAAATACCAATATTAGGTCTGTATTCTTTTATGTAAAGAATTTGTTTGCCGGTTGGTTGCTTAGGATTAAATGCAGCTATAACAGTAGGCTTAACCTTATTATCCTTCCAATCTTCTTTATACCAATATTGTGTATTATCTTTATTGGTTCTGATTTTAGTATAATCACAATGCCAAAGTTCAGCAAGATTACCTGTTAAATCCCAAATAACTTCTAAATAAGCACCCCCAAATATTTCAATATCTAAAGATACCTTTCTAGTTAAATCATCTAAAGATTCAACCCTGTTAGCCTTATCTATGAATGCCTGTGCATCAGGTTGACCTGACCAACCATTGCCGGTAATATAGTGAACCTTACTTTTAATGATGGCACTATGCTTAGATGACTTATTGTATAAATCAACTATATATTCAGGGTAATCATTATTTTCCCCATATTTAATATAGCCACCGTCTATGCCTTTTTTTTCTTTAAATTCAGGCTGCCTAGCTTCGGCAAATGTTAATACTCTTAAATCTATCATTGTCTAATTGTATAAGTGTCTGTTGTATTGTATTGATTATATGTCATAGTTGAACCTGAAAGCCACATAATACCTGTTTCTAGCTTATTTAAGCCTGTTATATTTGTGTTTGAACTACTAGTTTGTTCATATACTTCATATGTATATTGACCTTCTAATGCATTAGCAAAGTTGGTATTGGTAACTATGCTGAATTCATTATATCTATCCTTGAATAAACTTAAATCAGATGCGTTTAAAACTACGAATTTAGTAATATTATTACTGCTTCTATTTGTAAATACAAATAAGTAGTTTGGATTGATTAATAACTGTTTTTCAGTTAAAGTCAAAATAATAGTATTTGTTTGTCCTTTAGTTAAATGTATCATCATTTATAAATAGCAATTATTATAATATTTACAAATGCATAAAGTAATGGTAAAACTTTACAAAAGTTGTAATAAAGTAAGGGTAAAACTTTACTTTTTGACTTATATTGTAATAAAGTAATTCAATAACTTTACTTTTTGATATATAAAAAACCCCCACCTAGAAAACTAGGCAGGGGAACTAACTATGAAAAATCTACAAACTTATTATCCGGCAGTAGTCAAAGCAGCAGCAACAGTAGAATTCACTTCAGGAGAAAGTGCAGGTTCAGCACCTGTGAAAGTTAATGTATAACCACTTCTATCACCTTCAGCAGTTCCACTTGCAGCACTACCTGCTGTTAAATCTAATGCTCTAGTTTTACCTAGATACCAATATTTACCATTGTTATCTTTAGCAACTGCAACAAGTCTATTTTGAGCCAATAACAAGATTTCGTTTCTCGTATTAGCTTGTAACTTGTTTAAAATTATTGTTAATTCAGGAGTGAAATATAAAGTACCATTTTGTACGTTTGATGCTACGTTTTCAGTAAACATTGAAGTACCTTTTGTTAATTCATATTTATAGAACTTCTTTCCGGTAGCTTTTACTAATGCAGTAATTACACCACTTGCTTCTGTGCTAGAAGTAATATCCGAACTTGCAATAAAATAAACTTCAGTAATTCCACCTAAGGAATCACGACAATCTAGGGTATATCCCTGTGTTAATGCACACGCCATTTTTATTTATTTTATTTTATTAAAAAATGGGAAGTATATTTCAACTTCCCTTTTATAATTAGATTGCTACTTTTACGATTTCATCAGGGAATGCAATATTCACACCCATTTTGAATTCAGCTGCAAAACGTACTTCATCAGCTTCTTTAGCAAAGAAGATTTCAAATTTTTCTTCTTCATTCAACAAGTCTGTACCTAAGAACAAGTTGCTTAAACGCATTGCGTAAATATCATTTGTTCCGTTCAAACCTTGTACTGCTACAACTTTGATAGAAGTGCCCGGCAATACAAATTCACTATCAGCTTTACCATCAAAAGAATAGTTAAACATATTAGCATTCTTCAATGCAATAGTGTAAGTTCTGAAAGTATCTTGACCTACAAATATTGTCATATCATCTGCTGCTACAACTTTAGCAGGGATTGCTTTGTAAACACCATCTAATAATGCAATTACGTTTGTTGCAGTAATAGAGCTCAATGGAGCACCTGAAACATAACCTGAAACGTTAGCATCTACAACTCCTGAAGCAGCACCAATCAATTTGATTAAACCATCAAACTTATTTAAGTTACCGTTAGCAGAACCTGTATCACCTTGCCAAATAGCAGTCTCTAATTGAGAAGCAATAGTTTTTGCCTTTCTATCAGAATAATCTTGCTCAAATGGAATAGAATCGTATTGGCTACCTGTTGGCAAAGCCTTTTGTAAATACTTAGCTTCTAATGCCTTAGGACATAAAGATTCTTGAACTTTGATTTTACCTACGGTTACAGTTCTTTGTGTGAAAGAAGTTGTACCTGATGCGTTCCATCCACAAGTACCACCTGCTTGAAAGAAAGCATCTGTATCCATAATATTAATGGTTTCTGCTGATTTAACACCAACCATTACGTTACCTGCACTCTTAATTAAAGATGCAGTTTTTGCTCCTAATACTGAAGAAGAAACTAATAATGCTTCGTTCTCTTTAGTATAGTTTGTTAATGAACTTACTGAAAATGACATTTTTTATAAATTTATTTGTTTAAAATTGCGTTTCTATATTTTTCCAATCTTTCAAACTTACTATCATTAGTAGTTACATAAGATTGAAATGCATTAGCTGATTTTTGAGTAGGTTCAGCAGTTGGGGTGTTTGAAAGTGCTTCTACTAATTCAGCTACTTGTGCAAATCCTTGTTTTACTTTGCTCTCTAATTCAGCAATCTTTGATTCTAATTGGCTTTTTTGCTCAGCAAATTCAGCCTTTAATTCTTCAGCCATAGCAGTTGTATCTTGTGCAGGAGCCACAGGTGCAGCAGGTGCAACAGGTTCTTCAACAATAACATCTTCTTTTGGTGAAGCAATTTCTACTATTACCCCTGTTTCATCAACTTGAATAATTGTACCATCCATTAATTGATGTTCTCCTTGTGGAGCAGGTGTACCATCAGTTATTTCAACTTTACCACCGATTGCTAATTCTGAAATCATAACTTTAGTACCATCTACTAAAGAATATTCAGCCATTTCAACCTTTGTAACTGTGGGCTCCACAGGTGCAACAGGCTCAGCAGGTGCAACAGTCTCAATAACTTGTGGCATATCCTCGAATAATGCTCTTATTTGCTTTAATGCTTCTTTTGGATTCATAAATATTTTAATATAAATATGACAATAGTTAATATATTATCACTTAACCGTTTATCCTTATTATTTGCCGTTCATCATATTTATAAAAAAAAGTGCCTAAATGTTTGGAAGATGTCAATAAGGTGTATATATTTGCTATGTAATCAAATGACAAACACTATGAACCACAAGATTTTGCCACCACCGATTGAAGTTAAGATGTTTCTTCTTTTAATCGTTTCAGCTATCGTTTCAGTATTTATTCAAATTTTAATCAAATAAAACAAACACTATGGAAAATTTAATCAAAAAGTATGAAAGTTTGGGTTTTCACCTTTCTGTAAAAGAGCAACCAATTATTGTTGGGTATTGCGTTAAAAAGGTTAGTAAAGCAAGATTCCCAAAGGCTTTATTTAATTACAGATTCAGAAGCGTTGAAAGAATGCTAGAGTTCTGCAATGAATGGATTGAAAGAGTTGAAGCAAACATCAATGCAGAAAATGAAAGAAAGGCTAAAAAGAAAGAAGCACAAAAATCAATGAATCACAATTTTAAAGAAGGAATGATTATTTACAATAGTTGGGGATATGACCAAACTAACATTGACTTTTATCAAGTAGTAGAATCTAAAGAAAAATCAATTAAATTAAGAAAGATTTGTAAAAGCTACGTTGCAGGGTCTGAAGGTTTTATGTGTGCAAATGTTAAACCTGTTGAGAATGCTTTTATAGGTGAACCATTCCTTAAAAAAGTTAATTTATCAGTTAGTTATAATGGGGATATAAGCTACTATATAAAAGCTGAACACGGATGCTTTTGTGAGTATGCAAATTCTGAATCAGGTGTTTATTCTAGTTGGTACGCTTAAATAAACAAGATTTTGCTATTTAAAATAAAATACTTAAATTACATATATGAAAGAAGTAATAGTAGATAACAAGCCAATTCAAATAGACCCCAAAGAAAAAGTCCTTATTGAATTGATTAACGGTAGAAAACCTGCAAATGCTTATGAAGAACAGATTGCTGCACAATTAGAAGAAATGAAGAAGAAAGGTCAAATGCCTTATATCCCTTCAAATCTTTAACCATTAGCCTTTTTCAAAAAGCTATTATAAGCATTAGCATCTAAGATGGTTTCTTTGCCATCTTTTTTGCTATATATAAGTTTAGGAGTTGCTCCGTTATTATCGTATAAATGCAATTCATCAAATGTATTATTATCAGCTAATTTTGGAAATATAGTTGATATTTCTTTATGCATATCTTTAATATAATCTGTTGGAACATTTCTACCTGTTCTTTCTGCCCTTGATGCTGCCCTATTTAATGATGTTTCAACATCAGTAGTTACATAATGTGCAACTACTCTTTTACCGGCATCCCTTTGCTGCTTAGCTTTTTCTTCTACTTTTTCAAATGACCCATCACCTACTGTATCAATAACTGCATCCATTTTCATTTCAGCAGCATTATTTACTACATCTTTTGTAATCTTTGATGATTCCTCGTGCACTTTAGAAGCTGCTTCTGAAGTCTTATTTTCAGTCATTTTATTATATTCAGGCAAAGTTTCCTTTATTCCATCAGGGTCAACCCTTAGGATGCCTTGTGGGTATATTACCTGTCCTGAACTTTCTAAAGAACTTTTTCCTGTTGCAGGTGCTCCACCTAAAAAATATGAAGTCCCTAAATTAGTAGAACCTTGATTTATTTTATCTTGTACTATCCCTTTATGAAATGCAGTCCTTTCTTCATTATAATTACCATCTTTATCTTGATATAGTTTTTGTGTATCCATATCAGGTGATGACATTAATTTAGACACATTTTCTTCTGCATCTTTAGAATATTTTTCTGCTATTTCCTTAGCAATTGAAGAACTTGATTTTCCTGTTGATTCTTTATCACCACCCCCCTCAGGTCTCCTTCCACTACCTACACCACCCATTTTAACATCTTCTAATATTTTATATATTTCATTCATTATTTGTTGCTCCTTAGAAATTTGGGGAGCATAATTAAATATACCTTCAATTGAAAATCCGTTAACCTTTCCGGCTTTTACTTGTTCCCAAACTGAATCATTTTCTACTAACATAGAAACAAACCAACTTCCATCAGGTGCATCTTCAAATCCTTTCATTGGATGTATCCCCCTATTCTTATCACTAATAAAACTTTCAAACATTGTAACCCCTGTCTCAATTTGATTAGGGTCGTGCATTAAGTTCACATTATTTTGGTATCCCTTTTTAAAATACTTCTGCACAATCTTAACAATTGTCTCTTTAGAAAAAGCAACATAATAATCACCAAAATTAATATCACTTCTAAAAATAGGAGTGTCAGCCAACATAGCACACCCACTAATAATATGCTTATCTTCGCTAACAATTTGAAATTTTTGTTCATTTTTAAACGCATTCCAATTCTTTTGAATGGCAGGTCTATCTACTAATGATACGAATTGCACCTCTGCATCATCATTCAAATCATCAGATATTTCCAACATATATAAAGGTAATTCCATACTCATAAATAGTATTTTTAAAAATATTAACTAAAACGTGCTCTTTGTCTAATAGCCTCAATTCTTTGTTGATTGCTAGTGACATCAGTTTCTACTACATAGGCTCTTATTGCTTGATTGCCTATATCATTTATTGATTGTTGACTAATGTTTGTAGTTTGTGCAGTTGGTGTCTGTGGAGCCATTGGAGCAGCTCCACTCATTGATGGCATACCAACACCACTAGCACCACCACCTTTAGGGATTTGAACTGATGCTATTTGTCTAACCCTAGCTATACCTGAAAGAACTGCCGGTGCAGCCATTAAGTATGGATATGCAGGATTAACAGTAGTTATTGGATTTTTAGCAGCTTGTTTGAATATAGTTGATGCAGCTAAATAAGTATCTATTGTTGCAGATGCAATAGCAATTGCTTTACCTTCTGATGTATTTTGCCCAATCATACTAGATAATCCTGCAACAATATCAGAAATAGCATAGGCACTTGCTTGTTTAGATTCTACTTCTAAATCATTTATTCTTTTTTTAGCTGCTGCTGCATCTTCTTGTAATTTAATATCAGCTAAAAGTGCTTCTGATTTAATTGCTAATACTCTGCCTAATCCTTTTTTATTACTTTCTTCTGTTATTAATTGATTTCTTTGTTCAATTTGTTCATCAATCTTCTTTTGTCTTTCTTTTTCTTTTTCTCTTTCTTCATTTGTTAATCCATCTGCACCAACATAACCCAATCCATTTATACCTAATTTCTTTCTTTGCTCTTGTCTTTTTTCAAATCCCTCTAATTCTATCTTTAATAATAAGTCTTGTTGCTTTTGATATTCAGCAGCCTCATTTGCTAGTTGATTTGCTCTTTCTGCTGCTGCATTTTTATTAATTCCATTAATAGCTAATTGAGTAGTTGCTCTTTTTTCTTTTAATGTATTTAATGCTTTTTCAGCCTCTGCAATAGCATCATCACCTTCCTTCTTTACTTCTTCAGGGTCAAATACAAGTTTAGCTAATCCACTTGTAAAACCTTTTTCTAATCCAAAATTCTTCCCTAATGTTTCACCAACTTTATCAACTGTTTGCAATAAAATTGTTAATGGGAAAGTGATGAACTTTATAACACCTTCTAATATATCTTTATTTCTTTGTGCTGCTTCTACTTGTGCATTTTTAGTAGCTTTTGCATTTGATATATTAACTTCTGCTGCCTTAATGGCTTCATCAGTTTGCTTTAATTTTAATTCTAATATTTCTTTCTCACTTTTGCCCTGCAATCTTAATTGATTAGTTTGCCCATCAATTGCATTTAATTTATCTTCTTGTGTTTTTAAATTTTCTTTTGATGATTCATTTAATTTTTTTTGTTCTTCACTTACACCATTTACTGCTGCTTTAATATCATCCCAATAAGCAACTATTGTACCTAATGCAATTACAAGCAATCCAATACCTGTTGAACCAATAGCAGCCTTAATACCTTTAAAAGCATCAATAGCTACTGCTTTCATTTGTTTGAATGAATCAATACTTTCACCTACTGCTTGTAAGCCTTGTGAAATAGCCATTGCAGATTGAACCTTTAATAATGTTTTTTGAACATCTTCAGATTCTGCACCAAATAATGCCATTGCTCCCTGAATTGCACCAAATCCACCTGCTACACCTGATAGCGAAGCAGTTAATGATTTAAATTTTGCATCAGGATTAAATGCATCTGTCAATGCTTTAGCATCACCAATTGCATCTTTAAGTTCTGCTGCTCTTTTAGCTGCCTCAATGGCTTCTTTTGATGTAGCACCAAACTTATCAGATAGTGCATTTACTTCTGCCTGTGCTTCCCTAAGTTGCTTTTTTAATGAACCTACTGAACCGGTAGCACCTGAAGTATCTACGTTAATATTTAAATTTAAATTTTCTGCCATTAGTATGTCGTTTCAATTACTTTTAATAAACTTATTTTCGTTGTATTATATTCCATTGGGTTAAATCCGTCAACTTTATTTAATCTAAATAGAACCCCATCTATCCAAATATATTTGCTAAAATCTAAATTAAATATATCAATAGTATTTAGTAAAGCATAGCAAGTTAATAGCTTACTATTTTTATCAGTTATTTCTGCCATATATTCTGAATGACATGCATTAAATAGATTAGTAGTAGGATATGTACTAACAATTATTTGTAATTCTTTAGGTGCTCCAAAATTAATATCATTAGTAGGATTATTAGGGTCATCTAAATGTCCTGCATATCCATATGATGTTAATGTTGATAATGTAGTTGCACCATTTTTAATTGCCCAAGATGTTACACCTGTTATTTTCTTAACTTGCATAATTCTAATAACACTATCCATACTATCTTCAGCAGTATTAGTATTTGATTTCTTATATATTGC